ACGGATTTACACTTTCTATTCTTACCATTGATGCTACAAATTCTATCTACTTCTAACGAAACTTCTACGGGTGCGGAATTGGTGCAGAACGGTAACTTCTCGGAGATAGGTTCAGACCTGATTTTGAATGGTGACTTTGCTGAGATAGGTTCTGACCTTGTTACGAACGGAGATTTTAGCGCTGCGGGTATCAACCTTGTAAGCAATCCAAATTTTACGGATACGGGGGCGGAGGAGATTACTGATGGTGATTTCCCTTCGGGAACTACTGCGTGGACTTTCGGGTCTGGGTGGTCATTAGGAACGGATGAAGCAATTTGTACTGCTGATGGTGGGTATGATGCTTTAACTCAGGGGTCTGTTTTAAATATTGGGAGTTCTTATAAGGTAACATACACAGCTGACGTAAGTCTCATAACATCGGGCTCACTTAAACTTAATGCGTTCAGTAATTCGGTAACTGATAGAACAGTTCTTGATGGTACAAATACAGTATACTTAACGGCAAGTGGAAATACTTTTCTGTTTAATATGGGAGGAGCAGTTGGAACGGCAACAATAACAAACGTATCCGTTAAAGAACTCGGTGCGGATTGGACTCCACTTGCTTCTGACCCCGATTCAGTTTCTTTTGGTGAAAATGGTTTGACAATAGTTCAATCTTCAGACTTAGAAACGGATAGTCGAGTGTATCAATCAAGTGTAACAAGTGCAGATAAATCATATAAAGTTACTTACACAATCCACTCTGCACAATACACTTCGGCTAATGAATTAAAGTATTACGATGGTAATAGTTATGTAGATTTACCCGAACAAGGTGCGGGAACTTGGACGTTTTATTATACAAGGGAAGGAACAGATGACACGTGGTATTTTAATCTTTCCACACCTACACCATCAGCAACCGACTTTGTAACTATAAGCAGTATCTCAGTCCAAGAACTCGGAGAGGGGTGGACACTTGGAACTGGTTGGAGTATTGGAGAAGATAAGGCTGTAAGTGATGGTACGGCGGGGAACTATCCATTACAACAAACAATATTTAGCGGTTCTGAATTAGGGAATTTTTTCAAGGTACAATATGAGATAACATCTTACACAAGTGGAGCATTGCTATTAAGGGCAACGGGTTTTCATGGTGCTATTACTATTGATAATTCAGTTGGTGTTCATACGTTATATTTAGAAGCAACCTCAACATCTACTGATTTAGTATTTATAACAGAATCGTCGGGTTTTACAGGCTCAATTACAAACATCACAGTTCAGGAGGTCGGACAAGATTGGACTTTTGGAACTGGTTGGAATATGGGAGATGATGAAGCGGTTGCCGTTTCAGGTACTGCAAGTAAATTACAACAGACAAGTTCTTTGAGTGGTAAATCTTGCAAAGTAATATTTACCTTGTCTAATTATGGGGGTGCTGGTGTTCTAATTGTTGATTTTGGTAGTACATCATCAAGCAGTATAAATACAGAAGATACACATACAGTATATGGAACGTATGATCAAAACAACTTCCAACTGTACAAATCCTCAACTTTTTCAGGTGATGTGACAGATGTAATAGTTCAGGAGCTTGACCCGAATGGATATTGGACTTTTGGAACTGGGTGGTCGATAGGAGATACAAAAGCTATCTCTACTGTTACGGGTTCAAATTCAGACATAACGCAAAGCATACTTACCGCAGGGAAAACTTACCGCACGGTTTACGAAATCGTTGACTATACTGCGGGAACGGCTCAGGCCGTAGTAACGGGTTCAGATGGGGCGGATGCCGAAGCCATAGAAACATACACCGAAGACCTAACCACAACGGGAACGGATTTCTCTATACGCAGCAAACTTGGAACTTTTAACGGATCGGTATCTTCGGTTTCGGTTAAACAATTAGGTACATACGATGACCAAAGTATCTACGTTACCGCCGCAGACGTTCAGACTATTGCACAAGCGAGTGTGTATTACTTAGTCGAATTGACTTCTATGGCTTCCAGGAATAGCCTATACTTCCTTCCATCTTCCGTAGTACCAAACAACGGACGCTATACGAAGTTGAATTTTACCGTGATAAGCAAAGACGCACTTCCACAACCTACCGTTGGTATCATATCCTTTTACGATTCCGTTGGGGGGTTCGATACCTACCCGATGGGGTTCTATGAGTTTAGAATTTACGAGCAAACAAGCTCTACGAACTTAGACCCGCTTTTAGCTACTGGACTTTTAGAGAAAGGGTTTGCCTTCGTTCGTGATTTTAGTGGTAATATGCAAGAACTTACCGATGGTTTTAAAGAGTACAACCCTACGTTAACACAATACGTATATTCAAAATGAAGAAGCAAAACTTTTCCGTATTAAATTACGGTAGCACCGAGATACCTTTGTTCGCTGAGAAGCAAGGACAAGAATGGGTAGACTACGGGATAGATAATTTATACGGCGAATACTTGCGCGACCTATTCCTTTCGAGTAGTACACACGGCGCAATCGTTAACGGTGTCGCGGATATGATTTACGGCGGGGGTTTAGACGCTACCGATAGGGAAGATAACGACCAAAAGAAGGAGCAATGGATTCGCCTCCAGGAACTGCTTAACAATAGTGACGATAGCTTATTGCAAAAGATGGCTTTCGACATCAAGTTATACGGTATGGTTTACCTGAATGTTATTTGGAATCGTGCAAGAACTCGCATAGGAGCAATCAAGCACCTACCCGTTCACACGATGCGTAGCGGTATAGCCGATTCTGATGGGGTTGTAAGCCATTATTTCTACAAGTATGACTGGAACGATAGGAGAGAAGAAAGTAAGGTCTTAAACGCCTTCTCTATGGACGATAGAACTGAGGCTTCTACGTGCTTTCAAATCAAACGCTATTCCGTAGCACAACATTTTTACGCAGTTCCTGACTATGTCGGTTCAACGAACTACATCGAGTTAGACCGTGAGGTGTCTACCTTCCATTTGAACAATATACGTAGGGGCTTCTTTCCTTCTATGTTATTGAGCTTTAAGAATGGCGTACCTACGGAACAAGAAAGGGTTCAGATAGAACAAAAGGTAGTCGATAAATTCACGGGGGCAGATAACGCAGGACGTATCCTCATCACGTTTAACGATGGCGATGAAACCGCACCTGAATTTACCCCTATCGAAACCAATGGGGCAGACACTATGTATGAATTCCTTTCAAAGACGGTAAGCGAAAAGATACTAACGGGTCATCGTGTAGTAAGTCCGTTATTATTTGGGGTTAGAGGTGGTGAAGGGTTTGGATCAAATGCCGACGAGATACGAGATTCATACAGCCTTTTTAACAACACCGTTATAGCACCATTTCAAGATATTCTTTTGAAGGCGTTGGGTGGTTTGTTTTCTATTAACGACATCGAATTAGATATTTACTTTATCACGGCTAAACCTGCCGACTTCTTAGACCTGGAAGTTATAGAAACTTTAGACGAAGGGGAACAAGAAAAGGAGGGTGCTAACGCGGACGAATTTAGCCACCAATGTTTTTCTAACTTGCCTAAAAAAACACAAGTTAAGTTAGCGGATACACTTATTAAATTAGGCGAAGATGAAGAAGACATCTTAAAAAACTACGACAAAATTGACGAACGCCAAGCCGATGAACATTCTGAACCAGTTATGGACGCTTTGTTTAGTTTTGCTTCCGTTATTAGAAGTACGGGTAACGATGGAAAGGGTAAAAGTGAGCAAGATAACGAGCTTATAAAAGTGCGTTATAGATACGCCCCCGATAGGAACACACACAAACCGCAGAGAGATTTTTGTTCTGATATGATAAGTGCGGGCAAGGTGTACACGATAGAAAACATAGAAGCGGGTTACGGAGCTAACCCAGGCTTCGGGATAGATGGGGGTGCTACTTATAGTGTGCTTTTTTATAAGGGCGGTCCTAATTGTTTTCACTGGTGGGAGCGAGTGACATACTTGCAAAAGGATAATAAGAAAATCTCAGTATCCGAAGCAAGAAGATTGATTACTTCACTACCACCAAACGAACGTGATGCGGTAAGAATTCCAACTAACGATAGGAAAGTTGCAAAACGTCCGCGAGATATGCCTAACAATGGATACTATAATTAAAAAAAATGAGCCAAGCACTATTCGTTTCAGCCAATAGATTAAAGCGCGACACCGCCATAGGTGGATCAGTCGATGACGATTTAATACGCCCTTATGTTTATATGGCGCAACAACGATGGATTCTTCCCGTACTGGGAACGAAGCTATACGACAAACTTTCTGCCGACATAGATGCA